GAAAAAGGAATAGTTAGTTCCTGTGAGGCTGTTTTCGGGTTTATCTTTCGCCTTAAAAATTTTGCTGAAAATATTCATAGAATCAATAGTCCCCTTTCGTCATAAACCGAAGCGCCTGTTTCTAGACCGCGGCGTATCGCACGATCAAGCGCCATGATGGTCGCCACGGCACCGTCGATTTTTTCTGTAGATTTTTCCTTGTCGGATTTGATGTTTCCGGCTGGATCGGTCCTTATGTAGATGTTGTCCATCATCCATCTGAGTACCGGATGACCGCCGTGGGCGATTTTCTGCTCCAGGGTAAGTTTCATCAGCTCCTTTGTCGGAGGGGACATATCCTTGAATCCTTGACCGAAAGGCACGACCGCGAACCCAAGGTTTTCGAGGTTCTGTGTCATCTGAACCGCTCCCCAGCGGTCAAAAGCTATCTCGCGAATGTTGTATTTCATTCCAAGATCCTCAATAAATGTTTCGATGAAGCCGTAATGCACCACATTGCCTTCGGTTGTCAGTAAAAATCCTTGTTTCTTCCAAACATCATAGTTCACATGGTCACGGCGGACTCGCAGGTCGATGTTGTCTTCCGGTATCCAGAAGTATGGAAGGACAACGTACTTGTCTTCTTCGTCAAGCGGAGGAAAGACCAGCACAAATGCCGTGATGTCTGTGGATGAGGAAAGGTCGAGTCCGCCATAGCAGATGCGTCCCCGCAGAGTTTCCGGGTCAACGGCAAAAGCGCAGGCATCCCACTTGTCCATTGGCATCCAGCGTACAGCCTGCTTGACCCACTGATTCAGCCTAAGCTGCCGAAAGCTGTTTTCTTCAGCAGGATTCTGCCTTGCTGATTCGAACGCCGCCTTGACTTTATCCATGCTGACCGTTATTCCAAGCGACGGATTTGCCTTCTTCCATACCTTTTGGTCGGACCAGTCATCTTCGGCAGCAGCGCCATAAATAACGGGATAGAATGTGGGATCGTTCTTTCTGCCGTCTATTATATCCAAGGCCTTTTGGTGCACTTCCCAGCAGATGCTGTTTTGGTTGTCCCCGGCTGTGGTGATCAGGAAATACAGCGGTTGCATCCTAGCATCGCCGCTGCCTTTTGTCATAACATCGTAAAGTTTCCGGTTCGGCTGCGTATGCAGTTCATCGAAAACCACACCATGGGTGTTGAAACCGTGCTTGTTTCCAACATCAGCGGACAAGACCTGGTATATGCTTCCGGTCGGCAGATAAATGAGCCTTTTCTGTGAATCAAGGATTTTCACCCGTTTAGACAAGGCCGGGCACATCCGTACCATATCCGCCGCCACATTGAAAACGATGGATGCCTGGTTGCGGTCTGCGGCGCAGCCATAAACCTCGGCGCGCTCCTCGTTGTCCCCGCAGGTGAGAAGCAGTGCAACAGCCGCCGCAAGTTCGCTTTTCCCCATCTTCTTCGGGATCTCCACATAGGCGGTATTGAACTGCCGGTACCCATTAGTCTTCAGCGTCCCGAACACATCCCGGATAATCTGCTCCTGCCAGTCGATCAGTTCAAATGGCTTCCCCGCCCAGGTGCCTTTGGTGTGGGAAAGGCACTCAATGAAGCCTACCGCATATTCAGCTGTCTCCTTGCTGTAGTAGGAGTCTTTGGCCATGAAAGAAGTCTGTTTATATTTTTTCAGTTTTCGGATATGCGGTCACCTCCTCCCATGCACAAAAATAGACTTGCGGTCAGCAAGCCTCCAAAATCCATATGTACGAGATAAAGAGCCGTTCCCGGCGCTGTTCTCAAGTTTTGTGGTTAGTTGTACTTCTCCATCAGAATGGCTAGTGCTATCTCTGCATCATTACCGGAAGGTTCAATGTCCCAACCTCGATCGTAGTTTGCGATGACCCTGCCGGCGCATTTAAGCATCAGCTTGGAAATGCGCCCTTCCTCAATTCCAAACACAGAAGCTTCCTCAAAATGCTTTATCCAGTAACGAATGATGTTGCTGCCAATCTTGATGCTGCCTTCACTCCACATATTCTTGTTCCTCCGTTCAGTGTGTTTTTCCCTTTCGGTATTTACATATATCACTCTAAACGTAGATAATAGCAATGCGTACATTTTATAGTTGTACTATTCTTTGTCTGGAAGATCATGGAATCGGTGCTCAATCCTGCCTCTTATAAGAACTACACCATCTGCATTTCCCATATGCTCAATATACCGCTTTACGATGACATCACAGTATTTTTCGTCCAGTTCAATGGTGAAGCAGATCCTATCTGTCTGCTCGCAGGCAATCAGCGTACTTCCTGAACCACCAAACGGATCGAGCACGATGCAATTTGTAAGGCTTGAATTCATGATTGGATAGGCTACAAGCGCCACCGGTTTCATGGTGGGATGGTCGCTATTTTTCTTGGGTTTTTCAAACTCCCAGATGGTCGTCTGCTTGCGATCGGAATACCAGAGATGCTTACCTTTCTTTTTCCAGCCAAACAGCACCGGTTCATGTTGCCACTGATACGGCGAACGGCCAAGAACGAGCGATTGCTTCTTCCAAATGCAAGTACCGGAAAGATAGAATCCCGCATCCACAAAAGCTTTGCGGAAATTGAGCCCTTCGGTATCGGCATGGAACACGTAAATGGATGCGTCCTGTGCCATTGCCGATTCCATGTTAGTAAATGCCGCAAACAGAAAATCGTAGAACGATTGATTGTCCATGTTGTCATTTTTTATTTTTCCGGCGGTTCCCTCGTAATTGACGTTGTATGGGGGATCCGTTACCGTAAGATTGGCGACCTTCCCATCCATCAGGACATCAAATGTGTCCTTTTTCGTACTGTCTCCGCAGACCAATCGGTGCCGACCTAGGATCCAAACATCCCCTAAACGAGAAACAGCGGGCTTTTTCAGCTCGCTGTCCACATCGAAATCATCTTCTTTTATTTTATCTTTAATCGAATCTTTGAAAAGATCGTCAATCTCCCCCGGATCAAAACCCGTCAGAGACACATCGAAGGTTGAAACATTCAAGTCTGTAATGAGAAGCGCCAGTTTTTCTTTGTCCCAGTCGCCGCCTATTTTATTCAGAGCGATATTAAGTGCCTTTTCCTTTTCCTCATCCATCTCGACAACCACGCATTCTATCTGATCCATGCCCATACTAAGCAGGATTTTCAAACGCTGATGTCCGCCGATGACCCTACCTGTGCTCTTGTTCCAGATAACCGGTTCCACATATCCAAACACTTCAAGAGAGCGTTTCAGCTTCTCATACTCCGGGTCGCCTGGTTTCAAATCCTTCCTCGGATTGTATTCGGCAGGGATGAGTAATTTCGTTTCAATCTTTTCTATCTCCATATTTTTCATTTTCCTTTCCTAGCGGATAAAAGCCGCTCCATCACATCATCCTGCGGATTTGCACCACTGTATTCACCGGTGCAGTTTTCCTTTACGATCTGGAAAATCTCAAACCACAAACGGTTTGTCTGGTTCATATAGTTCTGACCCATCGCCACATATGGACTTTGGATCGCATTGCCCGTTGTGGGATGCTTTGCCAAAAATCCGTATTCGGTGACCGCCTCCTCGCACTGGATCCACCGGGCCACGCTCATGGCATATCGTTCCAGAAGCTGCGGTGACACCAGCTCGGCGCAGCCACGTTCATTCAACCACCTCCATGTGGACTTGTAGATTCCGCCCGCAACAAGCGCCTTGCCGTCTTTTTGAACAGCCTCGAGCATTTTGTTTGGTTCGGGCATCGCCTGGCCTTTTAGGTCTGCGGTATCCGAAAACTCCATAAGTGTCAGCTTTCTGCCGCCCGGATTTCCTTCCGCTATTTTGTCGGCGAGAGGTTTCTTCTTCGCACCCGCGCCGACTCGTGCGCCTCCTCTGTTTGTACCGTCTTTTGCCAATCGGCGTACCTCCTTTTGTAGGGGGCCTATTACCCCGTTTGATTTTGCGTTTTTCAACACGAAGCCCCACGCCGCTGTCCGCTTGAAGGGATTTTAGAGATTTGACCTCCCCCACCGGTCGCCACTCTCGGCAGTAATGCTGGAGTGGCAGGACTTGCACAGAGCCATGAGATTGCTCGTTTCGTTGCCGCCTCCTCGGGAGAGCGGACGTATGTGGTGTACCTCTACAGCAGGTGTTAGTCTGCCTTGCTTTTGGCACTCCTCGCATAGAGGGTGCGCCTTGATGTATCTGTCACGGATCCTCTTCCATGAACGGCCGTAGCGTTTACTCGATGCGGGGTCGCGTTCGTAGTGGTTATAGTGTTTGTCCATAGCTTTCTTATGCTCGGCGCAGTATTGCTCATGTTCAGCAAGCAGACCGCAGCCGGGATAAGCACAGGGACGTTTGGGTTTGTAGGGCATATGTCCACCTCCTTTCGGGCATAAGAAAAACCACCACGGATTTCTCCAGGGTGGCCTTCAGTATTCTATTTCTCTATTGTAATGGTATCAAAAGTAGCTATGAACATCTACTAACATATCCTATCATTTTTCCTTGCGGGCATAGAAATCGTTGAAAGAGCCTTGTCCCTGATACGATAGATATGCTGAATACTGTAATCCATGTCAACAGCAATCTGCTCCCAAGTCTCAAAGCATAGGTAGCGTTTCTCAAGCAATGTTTGGCATTCCACGTTGTCAACCGTCTTGATGACCCCTACGATTTCACGTTTTAGGTCAACGAGGCGGTCGATATCGCGGTTTATTTCCGCCTGCAGGTCGATGATTTTCCCAATGGCGTCCGCCATAGTGGAGGTTGCGCGGTTGGGGTTTTTCGGCATGCCAGTAAGGGTGGATGTCGCTTTGGTGGCAAGTTCGTTCAGCGAAGCCACTTGCCCCAGCTTGCTGTTTATGCGTTGGTCAAGGCGGTAAGCCTGACCGAGATATTCTTTTACCGTCAT